CAACAATCGTCCGAAAACACTCTTCCACAATATCGGGAAAGATATCCGTTTGTTCGCGGGTAATGATCTCGCAAAAAGGACAGACCCTCGTGAAATACTGGCATCCTCTTGAGAGATGGTGAGCGTGCATAGACGCGAACTCACTCACAATCTTTTTCGTACGGGAGTCGTCCATACGGAACGGTGGAGGACAGTGAGTGAATAGAGTTACAGAACTCGGCGAAATGTAGGGTTCTATATGTTCTGTAATCTTTACGCAGTAAGCCCTTTTTCTCTAGAACTTCTTCCAATCGAAGAAAAAGATCCCGCAGTTCATCTTCGTGCGTTTGTCCATCAGGCGTGACGGCTTGAACCCACTTCTGAATGGGCGTCGTCATTATTATCATCTACAGCCACGATACGCCTAAACGAGAACTCCTTGGAGACCATCTCCTTCTTCTTGCGGTCCACAATATACTTGAACAAGCCATCCATAGGACCCGAATAACTCCCAATAAGATCCTTGAGTTCCTTCTGGGACAGCGACCACGGCTTGTTCCACGTCTCGGGGCGCTGGACCTTGATGAAGGATCCGTCGTCCTGGATCTCCAACTTACTGATACCCTGAAACGCCGAGCGACGGAGAATATCGCTCATCTCCGATTCCACAAACTTCTTGTCCTCACGCAACTTGCTTACGCGACCGTTGACGGTCTTCAGCTCGTCGTCCAGCGTCCGAAACTTACGCACACACTTCACGAGGTCACGCTGATCAAGAGTTGCCATTCTGGAATTGTTGTATGGTCTCCCTTCTCTACCTAAAAAAGACATCCGTTTTGGATAATGGACCCGCGCGAAGTCGAAAGTTTGAGGGTCGCCTACAATAAAGAACATCCTCACGAACCTGCAGTCAAGAAAGGACCAGGCGTGTGGCAAGAGATCACCCGTCGCATGAAAGATGCATGCAAGACAGGGACACCCGAATGTATCGTTCACCAGCTCGTCCAGAAACCTGAAGCCCCCATGTCCTGGAACACCGATGGAACGCAGTGGTTGTCGTCAGACGATATTGACGATAGCCAGAAATATTACCAGAAACTGATCCCAGATTACTACTACACTGGATCTGTCCCCATCGATTTCGATCTTCATTCAGAAACAGGTTCCTGCCTCGTCTCTTCGCTGTGCAGTATGAAGATTTCAGAACTTTACAAGAAAGGGTATCACCGCGTTGGAATTGTCTTTAACACGGATCCCCACGACGGACCTGGCGAACACTGGATTGCAGCATTTCTCGATATGCGTCCAGACCTTGAACATGCGAAGATGACCTACTTTGATTCGTATGGCCAGAAACCCGAGAAGGAGGTAGCGCGTCTTATGCAGCGTTGGAAGGAGCAGGTGGATGATATGAAACTGTTCAAGACACCGATGGTCCTCTCCTATAATTCGACACGTCACCAGTACAAGGACGCGCAATGTGGGATGTATTGCATCTACTTTCTCCACTGCTGTCTCTTTGATATTCCGATGGACAAACAGGTTCCCGATGATGTGGTGATGATGATGCGCCCGCTGTTTTTCAAATATAAACAACCCCCTGCTAAGAAATAATGGATAGCCGCACGGTTCTGTGGTATGTCGTTCTAGCAGCGATTGCCTGTTTAGGCGTTGCTATGACGACTCTCGCGTATGTCAACATGGTCAATTTCCCCCCGTCTGATGCGACACTGACGAAGGATCTCGCAGTGTATTCGGATATTGTGAAAGCTGCTCCTCTTGGATGCCCCTCAGACAATGTCCTGTGCGACTACTACATGTCTTCGTCAGGATACACTGTGATTCCGTCCACAACTGTCTACACATACATCACAACAGATGCGATTACGGAAGTGATCAAGGGCGGTGCGCGACTGATTGAATTTGATATTTACTCCGTGGGCGGAGATCCTGTTGTCGGTCTGGCAGATTCTAAGACAAACAATATGTTCACCTACAACACTCTGAAGTTCGAGGACTGCTGCACGACGTTGGCAAACACGATGTTCTCGTCGGGCGTGACAGCGGGATACATGAACCCCTTTGTTCTCTCGCTGAACTTCCACTCGGAAGACAATGCGTTCATCACTCGTTGTGCGGACGTGATGAAAATGACGCTGCGCAAGTTCATGTTACGCAATGAATACTCGTATCAGCGCAAGAATCTGGCCGTTGAACCTATCTGCAAACTGATGGGTAAACTGGTCATTGTCAGTGGCGGCAACACGAAGGGTAATGGAATGGACGAGCTGGTCAACATGTCGTGGGCGTCATCCAATATGCGTCGCATGACGTATACCGAGGCTTCACAGACATTTGATCACGAAGAGCTGATCGAATACAACAAGCGCAATATTACGCTTGTGGTTCCCGATATGCGGTCTACAGAGTTGAAGAACAAGAATGCAGAAATTTGTTTTGCGTATGGATGCCAGTGGGTCGCTATGAATTTCGGGTCGCTGGACAATGCGATGGAATTATATACGGGTCAGTTCATCGCCAGTTCATTCGCTGTGAAACCCGACCCGCTGCGTTACCAGCCCGTCACCTACAAGAAGCCCGAACCACAAAGTGCGGGCGTCTCGTTCCAGCCGAAGCAGATCACGTCGCCCATGTATGATTTCACAATAAAGTCTAATCAATGAAACAAATGGAAGGTGGACGCTCAGCATGGTTAAAAGCCGTTATGGCCGCAAAGAAGCCTGGCATGTCGCTCGGCGATGCGATGAAGGCGGCGAAGAAGACGTATAAGAAGAGCAAGACGGGCGGCACGATGATGGATAAGGCTGGCCCGATGGGTGGTCGCCGCCGTCGCTCGAAGACGGCGAAGGTCGGTGGAACCGCGTATGGATTCACGGGTGGCCCCTACACTGGCTCTGAGCTTCCCGATGGAATGGGCCGTTTCCCTGCGCTCGCCGATGCCACGTGGAAGGGCCCGTCCGAGCTGCTCGGTGGTCGCCGTCGTCGCAGCACCAAGAAAGCGAGTCGTCGTTCCCGCAGGGTCGGTGGTGCTGACGGCGATGGCGCCCAGCTTGCCCCTGTATCACCCGATGGCAAGCCCGCGGATCTGCCGCTAGCCGAGCCGTCCGTTGCGCCCGAGGTTCACCAGACTGCTGGACCTGTAGCGCCTGCCCCCGAGGGCGGTCGCCGTCGCGTCCGCCGCTCCAAGAAGGTTGGAAAGCGCCGCCACTGAATGACTAAAGAGTGGAATAGATATTCCGCACGTCGTTCTCAATAGGAAATCGCTGAAAGTGCGTGTATGTCCCGCCAATAAAACACGATAGAAATCCCCATTCGTGGGAAAAAGAAGGAACATAGACTTTGTCAAAGACAGGGTCGACCTTGAAACACTGCTTCATAGTTTTTTTACAGTTTGCGATGAATGCCCAACACGGGTGATCATTACAAAGTGAAACTGGGCCTACATGCGCAGTGACGATCGCATGATGATCAAGAATGCGGGGAAGGGTGGACAGAAGATCGATGTACAGCGCCTCCATCCCCTCTCCATCGGGATCGGGGAGATCAATGATCACACCGTCATAGATTTGGTCAGTAGACGCTACATACGCAAGAGCATCACTAAAAACAAGTTTTGTTCGAGGATCTACTAGAGACCCCATGTTCTCAGGTAGATTTGTCTTTGCGAACTGGACGAATTCCTGATCCCAGTCGACTATTGTAATGCTGGTAGTGGTCAGGGATTTGTAGAGATTTCTCGCCGCCAGACCGTCGCCGCCCCCCAGAATCAGGATTCGACAAGACTGCTGAAACATAGGGGTCGTGAGTAGATAGTGATACCGATGCTCGTCCAGTGTCGAATACTGGATCTCCCCGTCCATGATCAGCATCGTTCCGTGATTTAGTGTTCGCACATACTGGACATGGCTCTTGGACGTCTGAAAGTCGTGATGCACAGCACTCACATCGTAGGTCACCGTCTGTCCGTACTGGCTTTTTTCCGACATTGCTGCTGAAGAGGATAGCACAATT